AGGATTCGCCAGGTAGGCCCGGTTCCTCCCGTAGACCCCACGGTATCGCACGCGGGACCGTCACTCTCAGGTCAACTCGCCACCGGCCGGAGACCCCACCTCGGTCACGCACGGTGAGATTCGGGGGTTCGGGTGGGGCTCTCGGCCGCCGAGCGGGCCGCCTGGGACGCCGCCCTCGAATCGCTCGACCCGCCCAAGCAGGACGTGTTCGCCGAACTCGGCTACGTGCCCACGCCGAAGCAGGCCGAGTTCCACGACTCGACCGAGTTCGACGTGCTCTACGGCGGCGCCGCCGGCGGTGGAAAGACCAGAGCGCTCCTGATGGACGGCATCAGGGACGCCATGCAGTACCCCGGCCTGCGCGTCGGGGCGTTCAGGCGCACGTTCGGTGAGCTGGAGGAGTCGCTGCTCGCCGAGCTCTCGCAGATCGGCTACGCCTCCGCCGTCGGTGCGCGGTGGAACGGCACGAAGTACGAGCTGCGGTTCAAGAACAGCAGCCTGATCATGTTCCGGTACGCGGAGACCCTGCAGGACGCCACCCGGCGGCAGGGCGGCCAGTACCAGAAGCTGTTGTTCGACGAGCGGAACCTAACCCCGCCCGATGTGTGCATGTTCCTCGAGTCCCGGCTCCGCTCCGGCCGGGCGGACATCCCGGTGCTCGGCATCCGGTCCGGGACGAACCCGGGCGGCGTCGGACACGGCGCGGCGAAGGACCGGTACATCACACCCACCAACCGCGGCGAGAAGGTCGTGCTCGACAAGCGTGGCCGGACCGTGCGGTTCATCCCGTCGAAGCTGTCCGACAACCCGCACATCAACCCCGAGTACGCCAGCGACCTCGCCGGGCTGCCGGAGAAGTTGCGTGCCGCGTTCCTCGACGGCAACTGGGATGTGTTCGCCGGCATGGCCTTCACCGAGTGGAACTACGACCGGCACGTCATCAAGCCGATCAGCCTCCCGCCGACGTGGCTGCGGAACATGGGCGTCGACTGGGGCTACGCCGCCCCGTGGGGTGTGCTGTGGATCGCGTTCGACGAGGACGACCGGGCCTGGGTGTACCGGGAGCTGTACGCCACGCAGGTCGGCGAGGCTGAGCAGGCCCGCCGGATCCGCGCCGCCGAGGCGGACGGCGAGGTCATCGGTCGCCGGTTCGCGGACGACGCGATGTGGGCGACCCGCGGCGACGCGAAGCCGATCGCGGCCGTGTACGGCGAGAACGGGGTGCCGCTCACTCCCGCAGGGAAGGGCCCCGGCTCCCGCATCGCCGGGTGGCAGCGTGTCCGCTCCTACCTCGCGGAGCGGCCGGCGTGCCCGCACCACCGGGCGCTCGGCTGGGACACCTGCCCCGGCATCCACGTGTTCTCCACCTGCGAGAACTTGATCCGCACCCTGCCGACGCTCCCCCACGCCACCGCGGGGGACCCCGAGGACATCGACACGAAGTCCGAGGACCACCTCGGCGACACCCTCCGCTACATCCTGATCAACCGCGGCGGCGGCCCCCAGTTCTTCATCGACGCCGACGACACCCATCCCGGGCCGTCGGAGCAGCAGACCGCGACGCCGTTCGGGCCGTACGCGATCCCACCAGGTATCCGGCCCACCGCCAGCAGCAGCGCTGACTGGCTCGACGACGAGGAGGTGGGCCCGTGGGGGTGATGCAGCGTCTCGGGTTGGCGCCCGCCGCCGAGTACAACCTGACGGCGGCGCTCGCCGAGTCCCGGACCAGCCCCGATGTCCGGGTGCCGGCCAGGCAGGGCTACGCCTTCGGGGTCCCCCCGGAGGGCCTCGACGAGTGGACGGCCACCACCACCGCAGGTGATGGTGGCCGCCGCTCCCAGCTCACCGAGCTGTACGAGGCGTACCGGAAGTGTCCGTGGGCGTGGGCTGGTGTCAACGCCATCGCTCGCCGCGTCACCGCTGGCGGCCTGGAGTTCGTGTACGACCCGGCGCAGGACGAGTCCGGGGACGACGAGCAGCCCCCGAAGCCGCCCGAGGTGTTGGCGGCAGAGCGCCTGTTCGCATACACGAACGAGCGGCAGAACATCCTGCAGCTCCTCCGCGCCGCCGCGGCAGGGCTGGTCATCGGCGCGGACTCGTTCATCGAGATCGTGTGGATCGGGAAGATCCCCGTCGCCCTGCACATGCTCCCCGCCCGGGACATGACCCCGCTCATGGACCAGCACGGCCAGCTCACCGGGTACGTGCAGCTCACCGAGTACGGGCAGGAGGCACGGTTCGAGCCGCACCAGGTGGTGTGGATCAGCCTCGACTCCCCCGAGGGTGGCGTGTTCGGCGCCGCCCCGCTCGCGGCCGCGCTCGTGGCGATCGAGCGGTGGCTGTTCACCGCGGCGACGCAGCTGCACACGTACCGCAAGGGCGACCCGCTCCAGCTGCACATCGACCTGCCCGCCGACATGACCGGCCCGGACATCCGCCGGTGGATCGCGCAGTTCCTCGCCCGCAACATCGGGCCCGCGAACATCGGCTACCCCGTCGTCACGAAGAACGGCGGCAAGGTCAACGAGCTGGGCGTGCGCCGCATCGAGGCGCAGAACGCCACCCTGGACAAGGCCCGCGACGAGATCCTCGGCGCGCTCGGTGTCCCCCCCGCGAAGGCCGGGGTCATCGAGTCCGGCAACTTGGGCGGCGGCACTGACGAGGGCCAGGACAAGACGTTCGCGCTGCAGACGTGCGACCCGATCGCCCAGGTCATCCTCGACCAGATCCAGTTCCACATCGCCGAACGAGGGTTCGGCGTGGCGGACTGGAAGCTGCGGTTCGCCGAGGTCGACACCCGCGACTCCAAGACGATCGAGGAGATCCGGGAGAAGCGCTTCAAGAACGGCGCCTACACCCTCAACGAGTGGCGGGCCGACATCGGCCTGCCCGGTGTCGAGGGCGGCGACCAGGCCATGGTCCTCGTCGCGCAGGGCTCCGTGATGCGGATCCGCGACATCGAGGCGTCGGCGCTCGCGTCGATCGCCAAGCAGATCCAAGGCACCGGGTGGGAGATCGAGCAGACCGGCAATGACGACGAACCGATCATGCTGGTCCAGTCGGAGACACCGGCCGAGCAGCGTCCGCAGCTGCCTCCGGTGCCGCCCCCCAGCGGGACCCCGCCATCCCCGCCCGCCGGCGGGGCGACCGGGGACGAGGACCCCCAGCTCGACGACCCCGCAGACGGCGCCACCGAGTCGGCCCACCCGTCCAAGGAGGGGAAGACCGGGGGCATGGTCGCGCTCCTCCCGGACGCGGCCACCGCGGCCCGCCTCGCCGCTGCTGGCGGGCTGCCCGTCGAGGAGCTGCACCTGACGCTCGCCTTCCTCGGCGACGTCACGGAAATGCCCGTGGACGTGTTGGAGGAGATCCCCTACGCCGTGCGCACGGCGCTCGCCGAAGCCGGGGTCGCCGGCCCGGTGACAGCTCGCGCGTTCGCGCACACCACCTTCAACGCCGACGGCGGCCCGGACGGCGACCGCGACCCGTGCGCCGTGTACGGCATCGGTGACTCACCGCAGCTCACACCGCTGCACGCCGCCGTGGTCGACGCGCTCGGTGACGTTGACGGCCTGCCGCTGCCGGCCCAGCACCAGCCGTTCGCCGCGCACGTCACCGCCGGCTACGGAATGACCGCCGCCGACCTGGCCTACCTCGGACCGGTCACCTTCGACCGGGTGGTGGTCGCCCTCGCCGACGACTGGACGGAGCTGCCCCTCACCACCGTCGAACACGCAGAGGTCGACGGCGTGGAGGAGGCGGGCACCAGCCCAAAAGCCCGTGAGTGGCCGGGATGGCAGCACGACGAAGCCACCGCCGACCACTACGCGCAGGCGATCGTCGACGACGTCACCACAGAGATGGGCGACGTCGCCGACCTCGCCGCGGCGTGGCTCGCCTCGGACGAGTCCCGCACCACCGAGGAGGTCGCCCCGCTCGTAGCCGCTGTTGTGGCGGCTGCGGCGGCGTGGCTCGCCGCCCGGGCTGTGCGGTTCGCCGCCCGGCTCGTGCCCCGCGTCCAGGACGCCATGGCGGAGGGCTACCTCATCGGGGAGCGCTCGGCCCGCGCAGTGCTCACGGTGTCCGACCCGGTGTGGGACGAGTGGACCCCGGGTGATCCGGACGCCGCCCGGAAGATCCTCGGAGACGACGGATCCGGGTCCGGCCTGCAGGACCTCCTCGACGACTCCGATGTCCGCCTGACCGGCATCGCCGACGACCGCATGGCCGCGTTCGCCAGGCTGCTCGCCCGCGCCGTCGCCGAGGGTTGGTCCGTCGACCAGCTCGCCGAGAAGCTCCTCGCGTTCCGGGACGATCGGAACTGGGCGTATGTGACCGCGCAGACCGAGCTGGCCCGCGCGATCTCCGCCGCCACCGTCGACCAGTACGAAGATCACGACATCGATCAGCACGAGTGGCTGGTCGCAGGTGAGGACCCAGAGGACCGGGTCCGGGTGTGCCCGATCTGCATGGCGAACGCTGCCGCTGGCCCGGTCGACGTCGGCGCCGCGTTCCCGTCGGGGGACAAGCACCCGCCGGCGCACCCGCGGTGCCGGTGCGCGGTCATGCCGGTGATCGACCTCGACGGCCTCGACGATCCGGTCGACACCCCCGCCGCGGTGCCCGACGAACCGGCCGGGCCGATGAGCCCGGACGACCTCGTCGAGCACTACCAGGACGCCATCGGCGACGTCACCGACGACGAACGCGACGCCCTGTCCCGCTACACGGGCGGCGAGTTCGCCGGCATGAACTCCTACCTGCGGTACGGGCCGACGTCGGTGACCGATTGGGCTGGTCCGTCGGTCGACGCACTCGCCCGGCTCGCGCTCCGCTACGTGCTGCCCTCACCGGTCACGGTGTGGCGGCGCGTCAGCGTCGGTGCAGTCCCCGCCGGTGTCGGGGTCGGCCAGGTCATCACCGATCCGGCGTTCTCCTCCACCTCACTCGTCGAGGACCCGCCGCCCGGATTCCGCAGCGCGCCGACCGTCCTGCAGATCACCGTGCCGCAGGGCATGCCTGGCATCGTCGTCAACGGAATCGGGAACGGTGTGGAGGATGAGAACGAACTGATCCTGCCGCCTGGCACACGGTTCGTGGTCGATGCCGACGAGACCAGAGGGGACGTCAGATGGCTGACGATGACGGCGCTCCCACCCAGCCCGTAGCCGGTTCGCTCGCTGACCGGATGGCCGACTTCGAGCCGGCCACGGTGTCGGACGGTGACATCTCGACCAGCCCGGAGGCCCTACAGGTCCTCCACGCCGAGGGTGTTGACGCCTGGCGGGAATGGGTCGCTGACCAGCCCGCCAGCGAGGACGGCTGACCCTGGTGTCGTCCCCCGATCCGGAGCCTGGCCCGGAACCCGAAGAGCAGCCACCCGCTCCAGAGCCGGCCGGGCCGCTGACGGCCGCCGACGTGTGGCCGTTCATTCAGAAGATCGTCGGCTGACCCGCGCCTCCCCCGCTCGGGGACGCACACAGCGCCCCAAGCACCAGGGAGACCCACCATGCGCGCCCAGCCGGAACTCGTGCTGCTCTCGGCCGTCCAGAACGTGGCCGCCGCCGCACGCGGCACCCAGCCTGCGAACACAGACTCCCCGTGCACCTGCGGCCACCCCAAGGCGGGCCATGAGCACTACCGGCCAGGCGCTGACTGCGGCACCTGTGGCCGCGACGTGTGCCGCGCCTACACGCCCGCCCGTGGCCGGCTCGCCGTCATCGCCGAGGCGGTGGTGACGGCATGGTGGGCGGTGCGCATCGCCGTCGCGATCTGGCGGCGGATGTGAACCCGGCTGTCACCCTCGTCGTGCTCGCTCTCCTCTGCGTCGCCCTCGCCATCACCGCTGTGCTCCTCACCCGCCACGCCGAGCGGCGCTGACGGGAGCCAAGCACCCCCCACCTGCGAAGAAGAGAGGCCCACGAGGTGGCACAGCCCATCGCGAAGATCAGCGGCGTCGCCCTCCGTCCCGGCGTCTCCCTGAACAGGAGGCTCTACACCCCGGAGCAGATCGCCCGCGCGGTCGAGCGCGCCCAGAAGCGCCTCGCCGACGGCGGCCCGCCGCTCACGATGATGAGCCACCACGCCGCCGAGGACGACTCCACCCACATCGTCGGGCGGATCACCGACCTGCGGCTCAGCCCGGCCGGGGAGGCCCGGTACGACGCCGTGCTCGCCGACACACCGCACGCCCGCACCCTGCTGGAACTGATCGACGACCCCGGCGACGGCCCCTACCTCGAGGGCGTGTCGATCCGCGGGTTCTGGACCGGCGAGATGCGCCGCGTCGAACACGAGGGCCAGGTCGTCGAGACGGGCGACGAGCTGGAGCTCGACGGCCTCGACTTCACGAAGACCCCGGGCGTCCCCGGTGCCCGGGTCGACACCGTGTCCCGCGTCGGCCGCGCCGCGGTCCCCCAGGAGAGCGGCGGCCGGACCCCGATCTACGAGACAGCGGAGGCACGCGTGAACCAGCCCACCCTGATCGACCGCCAGGCGATCACGGAAGAGGTCGCGCGGCGCGCGGCCGCGGAGACCCCCGACCCCGTGTACGCCGACCTCGGGTACCGGGCCGACGGGCAGCGGCGTTACCCACTCGACACCCGCGCGCTCGCCATGGAGGCGTGGACCGAGCTCGGGAAGCGGGACGTCGCGCTGGAGTACACCAGCAAGCAGCTCAAGCGGGCCCGCGGCCGCACGCAGCGGCAGCTGGAGCGGCACGGCGTCACCGTCACCTCGGAGGGGCACCTGCGCACGGCAGCCCCGCTCACCGAGAGCGCCGTGCGGGAGTTCTGGCCCGCTGTGCCAGGCGCTGAGATCGCCGACGGTGGGTTCCAGGTGGCCCTCTACGTGGGCCCGCTGCGCGTCGAAGTGGCCTCGTACTGCGTTGATGCCCACGACCTCGACCGGATCTCCCGCGTCGCGGCCGCCGCCGCGGCGGACTGCCTCGCCGCAGTCGGCGCTGGCGTCGACCCGATGGCGCCGCCACCGATGGAGGGTGGCGGGAAGCCCGCGTTCCTCGTCGACGACGAGGACGAGCCCGACGACGACGCCAAGGAGACGACGTCGGGCACCCCGGACGCTGGCGGGCACACCGCCGAGTCCACCACCCAGGCCGCCCCGTCGGCCGACACCCCGAAGGAGCCGGCCGTGGCCGACGCCCCCAGCACGACCACCGACGCCTCCGCGCAGGAGACGGACGACCAGCGCATCGAGCGGATCGTCGCCGAACGCGTCACCGCCCAGCAGGCGCAGGCCGCCGAGCAGGCGCAGATCGACCGGCTCGTCGCCCAGCGCCTCGCCGCCGCACCGGCGCAGGAGTCGGCTCCGCAGGAGACCGAGGAGCAGCGCATCGAGCGGCTCGTCGCGGAGAAGGTTGCCGCCGCCACCGGCGCCGCGGCCGCGAGCGAGACCGAGGAGCAGCGCATCCAGCGTCTCGTCGACGCCGGGGTGACCGCAGCGATCCAGGGTCACGTCGCGAAGAACGGCGCCCCGACCCGCACTGGTCTTGCTCCCACCGCTGGCGCCCCCGCCGCCGCGACGGAGACCCTCGCCGACGGCTACCCCGCCGACTGGCCGCGGCACACCGACGGCCGGGTCAAGGAGATGCACGAGCTCTCCGAGTCGGAGCGGTTCACGCACGCGATGCCGGCGCTCGACGCCTTCGTCAGCCAGGCCGCGCGACTCCGCGACTGACCCCTCCGGCAGGCCTGGCCTGCCACCCACCCCGACCGCCAGCCACCCCGGCTGGTGCCCTGCGGGCCGCGATGGTCACCACCCCTTCCACCCCATGAGCCCCCGGACGCGCACAGCGTGCCGGGGGCTCGCGCGTTCCTGGAGGAACCCGTGACCACGTACACCCGTGAGGCGCTCGACGCTGTCGGCGCCGGCGCATTCGTTCAGAAGGTCATCGACCCGATCGTCGTCGACATCCAGCGCCGCTACTCCCCGCTGCTGGCGGTCATCCCCTCCGAGAAGTGGGACTCGGACGTCTACTACTTCAACCGTCGCGTGAAGCTGCCCTCGGGTGGCTGGGTGCGGGACGGCGGCGCGCGACCGGTCGGGACCGGCACGTACGACCAGGATCTGTGGCGGATGAAGCACCACCAGACCGTCGGCGACGTCACCAAGTACGCGGAGTTGGTCACGAAGGCGCAGGCCGGGAGCATCCGGGGCAAGGAGATCGAGGGCGCGTACAAGGGTGCCGGGTGGGACCTGGAGACCGCGATTGTGTGGGGCAACGCCGACGCGACCGCGGCTGGCCCCGACCCGCACATGGCCGGGTTCGACTCCCTGATCTCCGCGTACTCGGGCTCGGGACAGAACTCGATCGACAAGGCCGGCGGCACATTCGCGCTCGCCTACCTCGACCAGCTCATCGACATGGTCGAGCAGAACCTGAACGAGTCCATCGGCGGCGACGACTGGATGTTCGTCACCAGCTCGACCGCGGTGTCGAAGGCGGCGCAGCTGCTGCTCGCGCAGCAGCGGTACAAGGAGGTCCCCGTCGCGGCGGGCCTCAACGTCCTGTCCTACCGGGACGTGCCGTTCGTCAAGTCGAGCTTCCTGGCGACCCGCTCCATCCAGATGGGCACGGTCACCTCGGCGACCGCCACCACGGGCGGTGTGCTGCCGAACACGTCGACGTACATCTACCAGGTGTCCGCCGTCATCGCCCGCTCCGGCGAGACGATTGCCTCCGCTGAGGTGTCCCAGGCCACCGGCGCCACCACCGGCACCCACGTCGTCGACCTGTCGTTCTCGACCCCGCTGGGGTTCCAGGACGGCGGCCCGATCCTCTACAAGGTGTACCGGACCGCCGCCGCAGGTGCGACGGGCACTGCGACGCTGCTGGGTGTCGTCGACGCGAGCGTGTCGCTCGCCGCCGACGGGGTCACCCGGGTCGCGACCACGAAGATCCGCGACACCGGTGCGGCGCTCGTCCCGATGAACGGCTCCACCACCCCGGGCACCCTGCCGGCGGCCTACTACGGCGGGAACACCGCGAAGAAGCCGCTCGCGGCCGGGCACGAGGGCATCTACTTGGTGCCCAGGAACCGGGACTACATGTTGAGGCCGTTCGTGCGGCACATGCAGCCGCTGCCCCTCGCGGCCACGGTCTCCAGCCCCGACAGCGACCCGTTCGCGATCATGTCGGACTGCGTCCTGGCGATCCGGGACCCGCGGATGATCGGCACGCTGCAGCGCGTCGCCGTCAGCCTCTGACGTCCGCTCCCCCGCGTGCTCGACCGGCCCGGCCCGATCTCTGGGTCGGGCCGGTCGGCGCGTCCTCTCCCACCTGAGGAGGCAGTGTGTTCGTCCAGAAGGCTCGCGCCGGGTCCGACAGCTACGGCAACCACTGGCCGGTCGACGGCCACGTGCTCGACCTGCCCACCGAACAGGCAGTCGACCTGCTCTCGATCCCCGACGGCGGGTTCTCGGCCGCGACCGCCGCGGAACCTCCGCCCCCGCCTCCTCCAGGCGGTGAGGCAGACGACGATCCGGCCGACGACACCGTCCCAGCCGAGGTCCTCGAACCAGCCCCGGCCGCGCCCACCGCGGTGACCGAGCCTGCACCGAAGCGCACCACCACGCGCAAGCCCGCACGGAAGGACTGACCTCGTGGCGCCGCCCGACCGGCCGCGGGTGCTCGCGACGGCGACGCAGATGCGGCAGTCCAACCTCAAACACCTGGTCGCCGGGCTCGACGACACCGAGCTCGACGACCTGATGCTGCGGGCCACCCGCTCGTGCGAAGGCGCCTGCGACGGCCGGCGCCTCGTCCCGTTCACCGGCGTCACGGAGACCCACAGGGCCGACGGGATCGACCCCACCGACCTCGCCACCCTCGGCAACCCGGGCGACCTCGTGTCGATGGACGCCTCCGCCTACGGCCGCGCGCTGTCCGGTGCGGGGATGCAGGTGCGGCAGTGCTGGGTGGAGCAGTACGCGCCGATCTTCCAGGACATGTGGTCCTACACCGGGGTGCAGATCACTCTGCTCCGCGGCGACGGCGGCGAGCAGCAGGTGCAGCCGTCCGACCTGATCGGCGGCGGCATCAGCCCGGACACCGGGCACGTGTGGTTCCGCGTCGGCACCTACCTGCCGGCCGGGTCGCTGGTGCGGGTGGTCTACGGCGGCGGGTACGACCCGATCCCGCAGAACCTCGTGCAGGCGTGCCGGTACATGGCCGCCGCGGACGTGATCGACGAGGACCAGTTCCCCGCCGGTCCCAACCTGAACACCCACAAGGACGGCGGCGCTGGCCGGGAGGCCCCCGGCTACTACGGGCGGGCATTGAAGCTGCTCAAGCCGTGGAAGCGCCACAGCTGACGATCGGAGACTGCTGGTGTCGATCGTGGGCGCGGTGGACCAGGTGTGCCGCTACTTCGGCGGGGACTACGACGAGACCGCGCACGCCTACCTGACCACCACCGTGCCGGGGCTCGGCGCCGTACGGCGGGCCCGGCCGCGCCGCACGAACCGGGACGACCTGTTCTCCGGGATGGCGTGCGAGCGGTACGGGTCGACGATGCTCGTGCACGCCCCCAGCTGGGAGGAACGCCGCGAGGCAGTCGCCGGCGCAACGTCGGGCCTCAAGCTGGTCCGGTTCGAGATGGTGCTGCACCTCTACCTGTACTCCACCGCCGAATGGGCGGAGGACGCGCAGGACGCCTTCTACGAGCTGATCGACGCGCTCCGCGGCCACATCCACGCCGACCGCACCCTCGGGTCCGGCGGGTTCGAGGCACGTCTCACCGACGGCTCCCCCGATCCGCGCGGCCTGCAGGCCGGTGAGGGCGACGGCGCGTTGCCGCTGCGCGGGGAGCTGGAGCACATCGAAACCCACCAGAACGTCACCCGCGGCTACGGCCTCATCGGATTCGACGTCGACCAGTTCATTCGCGCGTAACCCTGCCTGATCTGCGAGGAGCCCCGCTGTGGCCCGCCAACGTTCGGCCGCTGCGGCGGCCACCAGC